AGATTGCAGCCCTATTCAGGGTGCCCGCGAGTCTTGTGGGTGGCATGGCAGATGAAAAGTATTCGAATCAAAGCGCCCGTTTGGCATCTATGTACCGAGATACATTCGCCCCTATTCTGTACAATATCGAGCAGGCCTTTAGTCATAACCTAACCACAGGCACTACGGATATTCGGTTTGATGCTGGCGCTATGATCAAGGGAGATCTTGCATCTCAAGTCACCATTGCCTCTACAGCAGTCGCAGGGGCTGCTATTATGACCCCGAACGAAGCCCGGGCCTTTATAGGGTTAACACGGATTGAGGGCGAAGGGGTAGACGAGCTAGGCCACACCTCAGCACCCCCAGCACCCCCAGCACAACCGGGAGACCGAGCGGGCGAAGAGGCAACCGATGACGGAAATTTAGGAGATATGCCAGATGAATAGCTATGAGACAAAGAGCATCCCGCACGAAATCGCAAGCGGCAACTATGTAGAGCTACGCAACTCAAAGACCGGTGAAACTAAACTTGTCTTGAAAGCGTACTTTGAGAAAACTAAGAAAATAACCGGAGCTGATGAAACATGGCTAGTTCAGAAATGATTGTTAAGTCAGTGGATTCTCCGCTGTTAATTAAGAAGTTTGATATTGAAGCTGGCGAGCTCAAAGCATACGTCACCACATTCGGCAACGCCGATCTAGTTGGTGATGTGATGGACAAGGGCGCAGCAGATAACTTTGTAAAGCAGTTTAACGACCAAGAAAACTCCGCAATTCCTATGCTATGGGAACATAAACGAGATGAGATTATTGGAAGCTGGACAAAATTTGAGGTGGACGAGAAAGGCGTCATTGGAACAGGAGAGCTTTACAAAGGCGTCTCCAAAGCCGAAGACGTAAAAGTTTATCTTGAGAAGGGTGCTGTAGGCTCTGTTTCTATTGGCTTCAGATCTTCGGATTATGAAGACATTGAAAACGGAGGCAGGTTGTTTAAGGAGATCGAATTATTTGAAACCTCCATTGTAATTCAACCAGCCAACCCCCAGGCGCAGATAGTATCCGCCAAAAATGATGAGGGTCAAATTGACCTAAGAAGCCTTGAGAAAGTCTTGCGTGATGCTGGTCTTTCCCGAAAAGAAGCTATGACGTTTATCTCCGCTGGCAAATCAACCCTACGCGATGTAGTGGAAGCCGAGCTAAAGAATGAAGACGTAATGGCCCAATTAATTAATTTGTATAAGGACTAATTTTATGAGTGAAGTTGAAATGAGTGTTGCCGAGCAACTGAAAGGAATGATGGACGCACAGGTTGCCGAGAAAGCTGATAAAGCCGATCTGGAAGGCATGGTAAAGACTGAAGCACTAGAAGCGAAAGCAGACAAAGCCGATCTGGAAGGCATGGTAAAAGCCGCAGACTTGGACGAAGTAAAGAGCGCCCACGTTGAAGCAATCGAAGCAGCAAAGGCGGAAATCCGCGAAGAAATGGAAGCCAAAATGGCAGCCACATCCCCCGTAATTTACAAAGGAGCAGCACCAATGGAGTTTAAGGATTACAACCACGAGAACGGTTCAGTAGTTAAGCGTTTAAGCCTTGACCTGACTAAAGCAGTACCCGGCAATAACGCAGCAGTCGGTGCAACTGACCCCCGCAGCGTAGGTTCTAACGCCACTTACCACACACTAGAGCAGTTTAACCCGTTCCGTGCTCAAGCTACTGTATTGAATGTATCTGGCGGCTCTATCCGCTTGCCTAACGTAACTGGCGTCGAGTTCACTTCGGACTCTACCGTACAGACTCAAGCACAGTTGTTGGCCCGTGATACTTCCGCTGTTGTAGCTAAGAACGTAATCATTGAGAACTGGGTTTCTCAAATGCAGTTTAGCCGCCCTTCCTTGGAAGACATTGACGGTATCCGTAACACTATCGCTGGTTTGATTGTACAGAAGTACTCTGTTGCTCAGGCAAAAGACGCCGCAGCCGTACTCAAGACCCAGACCCAAGCAGCTACTGCTGGCGCTGGCAAAGTCATTTGGGACGTTGAGCCTACTACTGGTACTCAGTTGCCTATTGATGGATCTAACATTGTTGGCATTCTTTCTGATTTGCTTGCAACTTGTGACGTAGCCTACCGCACCAACGGTGTATTCATGGTTTCTTCCAACGTGTTCGCCAAGCTAACTGAATCTAGTATTGCTACTGGTGGCGGTATGGTCTTCGACCCTACTACTGGAATTAGCCGTGTATTCGGTTATCCCGTAATGATTAACGGCTATCTTGACGATGGCATTCTTCCAAATGGTACCGCTGTTGCAGATGGCGCAGGTAAAGTAGCGGCATACTTCGGCGACTTCAGCCGCGGTCTGGCTATTTGTGAGCGTAAAGGCTTGGCAATTGATGAATATGATCAGACTGCTCCCGGCTTTAACACTTACTACGCAGATGGTCGATTCAAGAACAGCGGCTGGGATGATGCAGCTCTGGTAGGTCTTGAAGTTATCCACACTGTAGCCTAGTAATTAAAGAAGCAAAACGTGGTGGCCCCTTGGGGTCGCCACACCCTTTAAATTTTTGGAGTTCACAGAATGAAAAAGCCGATTAAGTCGGAAGTAAAATACAGTCTTTCCGCAGGTGTAGTGTCACTCCAAGAAGTATCAGACCATTTGTCACTTTTTGGCGACACAACTTATAACACATATTTAACCCGCTTAATTATTGTAGCATCTACATTTGCCAGCAATTTTATAGGCGAGTCATTAGAGTCTTCCACCATAGTGGACTACTACAACGGATGGGATTCACGGCTTGAGCTGTCAAAGCGATTCGCAGACAGCCGCCCCGCACCCTCCGTTACTTATTACGATGCATCGAATGTAATAAGAACCTTAACAACTGCCTCAATAATAGACGGCTCAGGCGAAACAGCGGCCTTAGTGTATACCGCCGCACCCTTAGTTGCTTTATCGACGCAGATCACAAACCCGATCACAGTTACTTATAGTACTTCAAACCTAAACACCGCAGAGAGCGAAGCTATTAAGCAAGCGGTATTAATGATAATTTCTGACCTATTCCACGACAGAGCCGACAATATAGAAGGCTCCCGCTCGAAAGCCCACATAACCGCAGAGAGGCTTTTAGCACCGTATAGGAGAAACTGGGTATGATGCGACGACCGGTAAGCTTTGTTTCAAAGGCAACAACTGGCAGCAGCTTTTCGGCTACTGCTACGACATCAAACGTGGTAATACTTAACACGGGCGCCGACATTTTAAGCGTTAGTCTTGACGAGCGAATGATCAGAGGCCTACAGCCCACAGAAGAAGCGTACCACGTTCGCTGTTATTACTCGCCCACCATTGCAACAGTTAGAACGGTCGATTTTGTAATCATAGACTCTATAGAATACAGCGTTACAGGCATTGTCAAAGATGCTTACAAAAACCGAACGATTACTTTTGAAGTGAGGCGTGTATTATGAGTTTAGAAGCGTTCGCAATTGACCTAGCTACAAAATCTGAATTTGCAGGTGTACCCATTGAACCAGTACAGGCAGATCCAGCGTTAAAAGAGGCGGTTACGATTACCCAGCTAGGCGGGTTCAAAACCGGCGGCATCGGGGGGAGCATGGAGCTAACCCGAGCCACTTACGACATTAATATTTATGCCGACAGCTATAGTCGAGCAATATCAATGCAAAACCAGATTTACGCGGAGTACAACAATTCTAGCGGAATCATCCAAGGGACTTTATTTAAAAGCCTCAAAATAATCAACGCTTTCCAAACGGCAACAAGCACTTCACCTATTCTTTATCAGGTGACTTTACAACTTGACGTAATCACTTAGGAGTCATAAACATGACAGCACCATCCGGTTTTCTTTCTGGCCATAATTCTGGCCTCTACACCAACGCGACAGCCATCACAACTTTTGATTCAGCAGCAGCCGAAGCCTTTGCCATTGCTGGCAATTTTGTTGATGGGGTCACTGAATTTTCAGCGCTATCTAACGAAGATTCAATTCAAGATTTATCAATCATTGGCCGCCCTGTAGTTTCACACGTACTTGGTCAAGGCACGGCGCAAGAGTTTACTTTCTCTCTGGCGATGAACATGGCCGATGCTACTTCAGTCGCCCTTCGCGATGACGCACGAACCACTGACCGTGGCTTTGTGGTTGCCTTTGACACAACTACCGGCAACACTCCGGGAACTACTGCAACATTCTGTATGTTTAACGGCATGGTAGTAAATACCAGCATTACCGGCGGTTCTGCCGATGGTATCGCCACTTTAGAAGTAACAGTTCGCCGTTCAGGTGATTTGGTTTGGGTTGATTTAGCCTAGTAACCAAAAACTCAGCGGGTGCCTTTCGGGGTACTCGCTCTTTTTTCGAAATTCAATTAATAAAAGGAAAATTAAAAATGGAAGACCAAGAACAAAATCTAGGATGGTGGTTTGACAGAGCACATCAAAGAAAATATATTTTAGAAATGGCCCGGGATAGCATGATTGAAAACCCTGAGATGTCCGCAGGCGAAGCCCTGAGTAGATCAGAAATTCTGATGGATTTGTATTTTGCAAAACACGTTAACCCAGTTACACGAATTAATTAAACCCAAAAACAGGAGAAAAATAAAATGGCTAAACTTTCACAACTAAAAAGAGTAAACGTAATTCCAACAAGTGTTGAAGGTGTGTTTATCAAAGACCTTCCATTTAAGAAAACCCAAGCGGTTCTGAAGGCCGCAGGGGAGACCGGAGAGCATGAGTTAAGCGGCGTCCTCGTAATGTTCAAAGATTTAATTTGCGATGCTAAGGGTCAGCCCTTCGATGACGCGGCGAGCATTGAAGATCTAGAAGAAAATATGCCTTCACGGTTGCTAAATGATATTATGCAGGCAGTACCCGAAGCCCTCAACCCGAGCGTTGACCGTCTGGGAAAATAGGGAAGGACAAGGAGCGGATGTTTCGCTTGCAAATGATGGACAACGGAATGCCTTGGTCTCAGATTGAGGCTATCCCAACTTCATACGTAAATGATTATTATATGCTAATGCAGCACGGAATAGTGGGCTATGCAAAAGACGCCCAGCAGATCAATTACGACTATATCAGCAGCCACAATACTCAGCAAGCAATCTACGCGGCAAACGTGCCCAAGTTCAAACCTAAAGACGCCCAACCACTAGAGCAAGTTTTGCCTAGTTTTAATCTGCTATTGCACGGCCACAAAGAAAAGAAAAAGGCCGATCCTTTTAAAATGGCGTTTCATATGTTCGCCAATTCCACCACAAACCCCGAATTAAAAAGGCGCTTCGAGGATGACAAAGATTAACAATGAACTGCAAGGGATCTTATCAGCTCAAAAAGCTATTAGAGACCTTGCCAAAGACCTTGGCGCCAAGAAGGCGGGAAGCCTCTACAGGAAGCCCATGAAAGATGCCTTGGTGCCGTTTCACCAGAGAATCGAGGCAACGACCCCAGTAGATTCAGGCGTGCTGAAAGACGCTGTTAAGTCCCTTGTACGCAAGCCAAACAAGAAAGACTTAAAGAATGAAGATGTCACACAAGCCACCGTGATGATCGGCAAAGTTGGCTGGCAAAGGACAACAGGGGACGATGCAACATATAAGCAGTTTCTTGCCGTAGAGTATGGAAACAGAGACAGAAATTCTACCCCAGTAATACGACCAGCATTTACAGCATTAAATGAGCAAGCCCGTAGCATCTTTGCAAAAGGACTTGGCGAAAACGTAAACAAAGCGGCTAAAAGATTAGCCCGCAAACAAAAGAAAGGAAAGTAAACCATGGCTACTATTGCATCCCTTGTCCTACAGTTAAGCGCAGACGATGCGAAGCTGCAAAGAGACCTACGCAAAGCTAACAAGACAATCGCTAATTATGCAAAGAACACCAAGAAAGCTTTTGCAAACATTGCCAAAATAACAGCAGGAGCAAGCGTTGCCTTTGCAGGCCTAGCCAACCAGAGCATCAAGGCCGCCGATGAAATCGCAAAGTCCGCACGTAATGCAGGGCTGAATACGTCCGCTTACCAAGAACTAGCGGTGGCCTTTGAGTTGGGCGGGTCATCCGCTGAAGCCCTTGTAAAGACTACACAGGCTCTTTCAAGACAGGTTCGCGACCTAGGCCGTGGATTATCTACACAGCGAGACGCTTTTGATGCTTTAGGCTTATCTTTTGAGGGGCTTGTTAAGCTATCCCCAGAAGAACAGCTACTTAAAGTTATTGCCGCTTTGCAAGGCATGGAAAATGTTTCTGAGCGCTCCGCTATTGCACAGCAGATTTTAGGCCGAGCAGGTAAAGAGCTTGGAACTATTATGAGCGAAACCGCGGGGTCATTATCTCTTGCTAGAGACCGTGCCCGGGATCTAGGGTTGGCTATTGGCTCTGAATTGCTAGGAAACGCCGAAAAGGCTAATGATTCAATGTTTCTTCTCGGGGAAAGTATTAAAGCAAACTTTACCAAAGCAATATTGGAAGCTTTGCCCGTCTCTGGAGATTATGATGATAAAATTAAGGCAATAGGTGAAGCTGTAAAAGCGTTAACACTGGCTTTTATTAACTTTGGTTCGTGGGTTGCTCAGAACTCAGGTCTTATTGCGGGGTTCTTTATAGCGTACAGCGGGGTAAAAATTCTTAAAGGCGTTATTGCAATGGGTGTGGCGTTTAAAGCCCTCACAGCGGCCCTACTTACTTATCGGACGGCCATCACAGGCGCAGCTATAGCCCAGGCACTCCTAAACCCTGTTGCAGCAGCAGCGGGCCTAGCAGCCGCAGCAGTGGTAGCCTCTAGCGCTTATCTTATCTTTAAAGACGACGCAGATGACGCTAAAGTCTCCAATGATGCTTTGGCGGACTCTTTGCAAAGGGTTGCCGATTTGGCTAATGGACTGCCAGTCAGCTCGGACACCTCAAGGCTTGACGGGGTTATTACTCAGACAGTTGAAGACGGCCCACAACCAAAGCCAGCCGAAAGACCTGGCAGCGCTTTAAACGAAGCTGAAGTACAACAGCTAAAAGACCATGCAGCGGCGATGCAAGTTATACATGATGCCGCGGTTATCCGTAACGAAGATATGCTAAAGGCCCTTGAGCTTACTAATCAGCAGACAGCCGCAGACCAAGCGGGCGCAAGTGTTCTTGAGAAAACCGCGGCCTTCGAAGCGGGACTCATGGCCGAAAAAGAAAAGCTGGAAGCCAGTTTTAGGGAGGGTATGCTTGAAGGCTCAGACCTGACAGCAGAGCAAGACGCCGCTTTACAAGAAACAACGCGGTTAATTGGAGTGCAGGCAGACGCCTTTAGGGCATCAGCACAGGCAGCCGCAGACGTGTCAGCAGCGCAACAAACCAGCTTTGAGCTTCAACAGCGTATTACCAAAATGGGCGCTTACGCGTCAATGGCAAGCGCAGCATCGGAGTTCTTTAATACTGTCGCCGAAGGCTCAAAAGCGGGGTTCTTGATGTCGCAGGCGGCAGCCGTGGCCAATGCAAGTATGCAGTATGCACAAGGTACAATGGCGGCAGCGGTAGCAGGAGCCAACACGACAGCAAGTCTTGCTGCTAACCCACTCACCGCACCAATTGCCCTTGCAAGCGGCTATTCAACCACTGCTTCCCTTAATACAATGAACACAATCGCCTATGGCCTATCTTTAGGTACAATTGCAGCGCAAACCGTGCAGGGGCTTGAAACGGGCGGATTTGTAAACCAAGGCGGTCAATTTCTAGTTGGTGAACGTGGACCAGAAATGGTCAACCTACCCAAAGGCTCGGCAGTAGTAGACAACGCAAGAACCGACCGTATGCTTTCGGGCGGCGGTGGCTCTCGGATTGACCACGTTGTAAATAATATCAATGTCGGCTTTGGCCGAAACAGTCAATCAACGGCGGACGCTATTGCCCCGCGTGTATTAACTTCACTACGACAAGGCGAGATTGACCGGTCAGGGTTTTCTCTAATCCCTAAAACACGCAGGCTATAAATAATCCGTTCAACGCCTAACATTTTCGCGGCATTTAACAAAAGGAATAAAAATTATGGGAAATATAACATTAGATAATAGTCTAATCGACCTGACAGAGTTTAAGGCAAGCTGGCAGACTCAGTTTTACAGGGCGCAGACCGCGAGCTTGATAAACACGGCGACGAGCAACGGATCTGCTCGCTTAAAAGTTGAAATGACGGTTGAAACTGAAAACCTCGACAAAAGGAACTACGTGGAAAGCGTTTTACTTGCGGCGGCGTACAACTTTGATTCCGTGACGTTGGAGCTTCCCGACATCTTTTACAAGTACAGGGGTTCCCCAGTTGCTACGGGGCTTCTCCCGCAGGCGAGTGTATCCGCGGGTTCTAACACGCTAATTGTAGAAGTTGGTGGGGCTACTCCTACTTATCCGACATCCGCAAACGTTTATCAAGGAATGCTTTTAAACTTTCAGGGTGATACTACGCTTTATAGAATAAATTCTTACACACCCGCCACAGGTATCGCTATTATTTTCCCTGTATTACGAAAAGCAATTACAACATCGACGACGATAGTCTATGAAAACCCCACGTTCACGGGGCATATTATGAACACGCCGCAGGCTAAATATTTTAACGGTGCGCTTAATTATGTTTCTTACGATATTGATCTTGATGAGGTGCTCTAATGTCTATAGTAGTTAGCTGGATAGAGCTTAACCTGTCGTCAACCCTTGTCAGAAGGTCGGCTTTAGCAGCGTTTGATATTACCCACGGAGGGCAAACATTTTTCGCTGATGGTCTTTTTTCAGAT